CCGGTGCGGTTGAAGTAAGTCGAAAGCCCACCGATGGCGGGGTTGGTGAGCCAGTTTGCCCCAGGCACCCTTCCGAATAGCTTGTCAGCGCCCATAAAGGCGATCTGGCCGCCCAGGGTGGAGCCCATCAGCTCTCCAAAACCAGGACGGCTGTAGGGGTCAATTTGCGGACCCCAACCTATCCCGGTTGTATACTCCACCGGCGACGCGGCTTGCTTCAACATGCCAGAAAGCCTACCCATACCTAGTTCCCAAATAGCTCGCTGAGGGTTTCGTCTATCTTAGCGTCGGCAGAGGTAATCATCTCTGCCACCTTGGTCCGCGCTTTATTGCTCGCGATATATGTAGTCAAATCGCCTAGCAGCTTCCAATCGGGATTAATAGCCCCGATTACGGGAGTTACATCAAGAGCTGCTAGCTTTGAAGTCACATTACTCGAGATCGACTTATGCATGCGGCTGAAAAGGTCATCCACCGCCGGAGATAGCTTGTAGGGCAAACCCACCCTGTCGAGGGCTATGGTATACGCCTCGTTAATGCTTCCCGTCTTGATGGCATCATCACGCAGCTGCGTCCAGATGGAGCGCACCGCCTTATCAGCAGCCTCCCCCAACTCACATTCCTTTTTCCGCAACTGCTCTCTAGCCTCTTTTAGCATTCCAAGACGCTTGAGGCGCTCTTCGCGCGTAGCCGTAGCGGCGCGATGCGAGGCGTGCTTTTGTATGACGTTGCCCTCATATGCCACCTTGAGGACATCCCCCACCACATCTATGCCCGCCGCTTTCATGGCCGAATCGTCGTCTGGATCTACGTATCCAAACGATGTCTGGGGCAAACCCAACTGCTCCATTACGTTTCTCCAGTCTACGACGGGGAACGTCGCCTGCGGATCCTTTAGCTCAAAGGTCAAATAGCGCTTGATGGCCACATTAGCAGCTTCGCATAATCTACGGACTTGCTCGCCATTTAGGCCATCTGACCGCGCGATATTTACCACTGACGCCGTGGGGTCTTCTTGCGTCTTTAAAAACGCATCGCGCACTTCATGAGCGCTCCGCGTCAGATACTCACGCGTCATTTCCATGCACGCACCTCCACATTACAACCCTAGTATAGAATGTGCGTCAAAGATTGCTAATCACGCGCGATCTTAGCTTGCAGGAATGTGCTGTTGGGAATCGTGCTGATTAACGGCATGCCATAAACCATCTTACGCGCAACGTTTACGTAGACTAAGGACATCAAAACGTCATCCAACGTCCCCGCGGGGTGGTTGTATAAGAGATTGCCCCCGCTGTCCGTCTCCACAATCTGCGTAAGCATGTCTTGCGCAAACGGCTCCCATACCTCCCACTTAGGCAACAGGAAATGCCGCCTGCGTGTAAACTCCGTGCGGAAGTCAGATAGAGCCATCACGCGATTTAGGTTGAGCTGAGCTATGTCCTCGAAGAACTTCTTAGTCAACGTCCCGCTGCCGGTGAAATGCACCTGAAGGATATTCGACGCGCCCACTACGTGAGCTAGATGCAAGTTACGGTCCCCCGCAGCGCCTTTATCGGCACACACGTAGTCGACTTTGTATTTAGCCAATATATCCTGCACGGCCTCTGTCTGCTCGTCTAGGGGCATAGCTGGAGGGAGGCGCCGGCAATAGATGATCTTAATCTTGTCCGGGCGGATGCATACCGCAATGGTCACCACCGTGGTGGCCCCACCCTCGGCGCTGACGCCCCAGTCGACTCCAGCCACCCTGCGGTGAGATTTAGCCTCTTTATCCAACTCGAGCGTCATGTCGTACTCGCCAGACTCGGCGCAGACTTGTTGTACCTCGTCCATCGTCAGATATTTAGCGCCAGACTCGTAGCTTATACCCAGCACTTCATTCATGAATAGCGCCGTGGAGTATGTGGCTAGCTTGTTGTAATACACCTCTGCAAAATCCGTCCACGGCACCATGATCTGCGAAATCCTAAACCCCTTTAAGTACCGCTGAGGATAACTATGCACCCAACGCCCGGTGCGTGCGTCAATGGGGTTTTTGCACCGCGAGCATATCAACCCCGCCGGAGATATGTTTTCAATCCCCAGGTTGTTGTAGCACGAGTCACTCTTGCTGCAATGCGGGCATCGCACGAGCCATTCCGTCTGCGTAGAACGCCGCCACAGGGCCTCGATCGTATTGTCCAGGCTCTTAGGCGTCCCCGAATAGCGCTTGAATTTAATCGGCCATGGAGAGTGCGACAGGGCCTCTTCTGCAACGATAATGGCCTTGCCGACCATGTCTTGCACCTCGTCCGCCAATACAGCCCCCACGGACACTCCGCGGAAATTGTCTCCATCAGGGTCGCTATTGCGGATATATAGGGTTGAACCGTTGGCTAGGGATTTCACTTCGACGTTGGACTGTATCGGCGCGCCACCCGTGACTAGCGTAATCTTCGGAGAGCTAAAAAACGGGCGCACCTTATCATGGCTCCACTGACGTACCTTTTTCAAATCAGGGCAGCCGTATAAAACGTTGAAATTGGGGAACGCCGTCATCCAGCCCATCGCCATGGCCGCCAGCATGGTTGAGTTGTGTGTTACGATCCCGCCGGTGATGAAGTTGTTATGTGGCGATACCGTAAAGTCCACGCAGTCTAGCTCGCCGAGGGGATCAATAGATATAATGCCATCCCACACTATCTCGCCCGACTCCGCACCAGATCCCTCTTGCGAATCCATAATGGATTGAAACTTGCCAGGCCCTATGCGTACAATATAGGCCTCTCCCGTGGATGCCTCGTGCTCGATGCTCGATTGGATCCCGAATTTCCACAGTATGGCTTGAAGTTGCGCAGCCATCGCGCGCGAATCCGCCACACACTCCGCACCGCTATCACTAGAAGCTCCGTGGGCTTGCCATATCCGATTTAGGAATAACGCCGTCTGCTCCCGAGAAAGATCGTATACGCAATCCGGTATTACATCTGGATATTCAGCGAGAGCTGCAACACACTCGTCATCGCACTGATAGCTCCCGGTAAATTCGCCAACACGCGACATCGCAGCGACACGCGTTCCCACGGCTAGCTCGCCACCCTCTACCCAACCGTTGAACGTCAATACCGGATGCGTGGTGGCAATATCCATTTCTAGCCCCAAGCGCGTCTTGATGCGGATACAAGGCTTGCGATAAACCCGAGAGCGCCACGTCACCTCGCCACGCGACGCCTTGAGCTGATCCATGTCGAGAGCAGCTAGGTGATGACCGATCAATACGTCACCCGCCCGAATCAGGCGTCCGTTATCTAGTGAAACGAGTTGGTCTACAGATACGGTTTTCTCTGTCTGCCTGGCGCAACACATTAGCAGTTCAGAATATCCGTTATCGAAGAACGGTAGGGTGTAGCCTCTATCCGCTAGGGAATACGGCTTGCCGTCAAGCGTTAGTATGGATTGAACCCATTTGGATAGCGATACTTCATGATGTTGCATCTGGTTCGTCTTCATTGAGCGTGATGGCTTCACGCGATGTTATCGTGACAGGCCCATCCTCTAGCTCCGCCTTAGAGATAGGCTCACGCGCCCCGGGGGCTTTAAAGGACACGCTGATGGACTGCATGATGTCACTCGCCGCGCCCCTGCTCTCCTCGTCCATGCCGCCCAATACCTTAGAGGTCATGGCCAGCTTGCGGAATGCGTCGATATGCTTTAACATCATCGCCGAGTCGGGATTACTTGAGGATGAGTTCTTGCGGAATTGGATGTAGCACTCCATCATCATGGCTTTAGCCATTTGCTGCGGAGTGATCCCCTCGGTTATGCCAGCCATCCATAGCAGCTCTTCGCGACTGCTATCCAGCATACTAAAGACATGATTATTGGCATATGCCATGGGGGCTTCTTGCCACCAGGACAAGTACTGCTCCCAATCGCTGACACCCATCAGCTCTGTGTTCCAGAAGAAGTCGCGATAGATGGTTACATCCTCAATATCCCAGCAACGTATCGGGGCGTCGATCTTAGTATTCAACGCTTCAGACACTTCTTCGGGGGACCATCCTAGATACAACAGAATATCAAGCGCGCGGCGCAGTAGCGGCTGGCGCATCTCATCCATTATGGTGTCAATACGCGCATTGGTAGTCTCATG